TTATTCAACTTCAACGATCTTCAGAGCCGTTGTCCAGTCACCTTGAGGGTAACTGATACTATGATCAATACCGATGATTCTGTAGACACCATCATGTAACTCTCCATCTGCACCATCAGGCGTTAGATCGTTAACCCCTTCGAGTTTCAAAAAATCATGCATCTTAAACTGACCATTAAGGAATGTCTTCAGGTTGATCCCATGCTTGGTCTTGGTTCTGACTCCATCAGCTTTAGTAACAGTGATGTCTTCAGGTAGGACTTTTGTAGAAGCTTTCTTAGCACCACGACTACTGGTACTACTTTTCTTAGCTGGGAGGATCGTAGAACGTTGCTCAAAATATACCTGAAGGCTACGAAGCTGGTCAGGAGTTATCAACCAGGCTTCTGAGGATTTAGAAGACTGATCTTCAGGTCTGCTGTCAGCACGAATAACCGAGATAGACCCGTTATGTATAGAGAACTGTAGGCCATTCTCTTTGCAGATCCTTGTCAGTGCAACATCTGTTTGACCGTACACAGCTAAGCCAGATGGATAAGCTTTATCACCAAGTGTTGAGAGTTCCATCCTGCTCACAGGAAGGTTGAGCTTCTTGACCAGGTCTCTGACCACATCAGCCTTGGTAGTAAGCGGCTTATATGTCACAGAACCTTTAGTCATCTCCCTGAGTTTCTGATCAGATGAACACTGAACCGTAGTAACGACATCATTAGAACCTGGTTCTTTGTAGCTATATGCATGAACAACACCGCCAAGGAAAATCACTGGTAGGCTGTCATATTGGGTGATGATTTCACCGTTCCCGTTACGCTGCCAATTAGTATCATAACCAGCCCGTAATAGGACAGTAGCACCCTCTTGCATAAGAGCCTGGCGAGTAGATTTGTTCAGGTTGTATATTTGAAACTCGACATCGTCAGAAGAGGTTGTTGTGGGATCACTGTCAACACTCACGGAACCTTCAAAATAAACATTCGAGAAACTGATAGTGTCAATATTAGTAGTTGAATGCTGACCAGGAGAGTTATTAAAAGCCGCTGATTCTGTGCCAACCGTGAATTGGTAAACGCGCATAGGTACGCCTGCTGCCATTCATAATTATCCTTATGTTGCTGAGTAAGATGAATTGTCACCAAGAGAAAGAAACAGCGTGAATTCTGCATCTGTCATATAAACAAGACTGAATTGCTTACCAAGCCCGAAATTATCATATGACGGATAGTCGTCACGTCCATAATTTTGCTGAACAAATAAAGCACCCTGTAAGCCGAGTAAGTCATAAAGACCTGTGAGCGTCTGACCATTAACACACTTCTTCTCTGTGATAAGATGCTTACCAAGATTATCTTTTAGCGTTAGATACCAGCGATCTGTACGATCTTTAAATTTCATTTCAAGACGGAAGAGAGAACCATCAAGGGTGATTGTCTGTTCAGACCAGGGTGAATGAGGAATATTAATTTCAAAAGCCATTAGTGAGCCTCTACTTTCAGATTCTTATTAACGCCAGTTGCATTCACCATATTCTTGACCTTTGAAACAATGTCAACATCAGGCGTGTATTCAAAAGTAGCTGTGCTATCACTATAAACGGTTTTCCCACCGTCACATTTACCTGCTTCAGAGAGAGCACCAGACACCTTGCTTAATTCACTAACTGAACGTCCTGCAAGAGACTGACACATTATTTCAGCCTGAGACTGTGAAGTTGTAGTTTTGCCAGCTTGAGTCATACCTTTCACAGCGTTTGTTTTTGTCTTAGCATCCTTCGAACCGTTAGCATTACTTGTTTTAACACCCTTCACAGTGGTAGTTGTGGCTTCCTTAACAATATCAATTTGTGTGAAAGTCATATTTACCTGAAGACCATTAGAAATAGTTTTATCTTTTTTAGCTGAGAAATCTGAGATAACACAATTGTTGAGGCTGACACCGTCCTGACACATCACCCGAACAAGGCGCTGTTGGTCACGCCATAATTCTACAGTTGATATAAAATCTTCTACTGAGGCGATATCTCTGGAGAGTAGGAAAATCCCTGTATATGCCACGACTACTACGCCATTTATAGAAATATTTTTAGGTTGTCTTGAGAAGTTATCAGCCACGTTCGCACCTGACATTACAGGGTTAGTAGTCACGGTGACAGGTGAACCATATGTCATATCAGTAGTGGCACTCATATTGAGAAAGACAGCGAAATCATCCATCGGAGAGAACCAGATACCGTCTTTATTATTGAAGCTTATAGGTGTGATGTTATAACCAGCGAGACCTGTAGCCATTCATACACATTCCTTATTGTTGTGGACGTGCGAGAGGCACGTTTGGTGAATAATCTGACCAGCGATCTGCCATCGTCCCTTTAATAGCAGCCTGATAACTGTTCTGTTGGTTAAGCGTTGCCTGACCGAGAACCTGACCATTAGCGCCCTCTACCCTAACAGTGACTTCACCTTTCATACCCTGCTGAGGTGACATATAAGGGGAAACGTTAGGGATATATGGTGCAATACCAGCGGGAGCTGTTGCCCCTGTCCAGTTACCATTAGCAATCGGGCTATCAGCCATACCAGCTTTAAACCATGTCCACATTTCTGAAGGGTTATATCCAAGAAGTTTGTCATACCACTGAGCATCATCGCTATGAGCACGTTCAGAAAAACCACGTGTCTGATCAAATCCCATTTTCCCGCGAACAGTATTCGCACTATTAATCATTGCAGAAGCATTACCCGCAATCTCAACCAGTAACAGAAATTCTGCAAGGGGGCCGAGTCTGAACGCTTTCAGGAATCCTGTCAGGATACCCATTCTGGTAGCAGCAGCAGCAGAAGCTTCAGCGGTCACAGTAGCAGCAGCAGCAGCATTACGAATGAAACCTAAGAATCTGAAGATGCTTGTAAAACTCTTGTATGCAATAAAGCCGATTGTACCTTTCACAGCAAGGTCACCCGCATCACCAAGAGCATCTTGGCCCTTTTTAGGTAGGGCACTGAAGCCTTCGTTTAATACGTCCAGGAACTGAAGCGTGTAGCCTCGTGCATGTATAAAGCTGTTAGTCAGACCGGTCACCATCTCAGCAACATCGTTGAAGATACCACCAAGCATCTGACCAGTAGTCTTAAGCGTACCGCCTGAGTTTTCGAACAGAACGACCATAGAGCCAAGCAGATTTTTGAAGCCGTCAGAGTAACCGTTAAAGAATTGTTCCTGACCATCTTTGACAGCATTCTGGTAACGACCGATATTGGCTTGCATAGAGTTCATAGCAGCAGCGGCTACGTCAGCGTTGTTTGCGAGTGTTTCCATCGCTTTGATCATCAGCTGAGCAAACTCTGCACCCGACATAGATTTAGCAACTTTCTTGAGATCGCTAACGTTTTTTGTACCAGTCAGTTCGAGTAATGGCTTTATGATAGCTGGCGCTGAGTTGGCTACCTGCATCCAATCTTGTCCCATCAGGCTTGAGCTGGCAGCGATCTGAGGCAGAACATAATTTAAGCGTCCGATAGCATCATTAGTCATACCCGTCTGATGTCCAAAGATGCTCTCCGTCTGCATCAATTTTGGAATGTCAGCATTCTTGAAAAGTGCTTCTGGGAGTGTCTGTCTCAGGATCGCAGCTTGTTGTTGAGCTTCTGCCTTATCCATACCGAACTTGTCAGCGTAACTGTTAACCTGCTGAGTAATAGCACTCTGGTCACTTCCATACGCTGCGCCCAACATGGTCTTTGCCTGTGTACGCTTCTGCCCTTCCACAAGTGAATTTTTGAAATACTCAAGAGCAGCCTGAACACTAAGAACACCAGCAGCAAGACCAGCAAAACGACCAGTTAGTCCTTCAGCAGCAGCACCAGCACGATCCAATGAAGCACCAGTAGAACGCTGAGAGTTCAGAAAACTACGCTGCGAAGACACTGCTTCACGTAGCTCACGTCTGAATTGTGATGTGTCAGCAGATCCACGGTTACGAACATAAGCGTCACGTACCTGAACACGGAACTGATTTGCTTCTTCTGTGTGTCCACCTCTAAGCAGCCTTTCAATCGTTGAACCGAACATCTGCGAGTGAACAGAGTCTGTCATTCTGTTGATACGATTCTGATATTGACGCTGAAGACGTTCCTCAGAGGTTTGACGGGGCGCAGAACCACTATTAGAGCCACCAGCAGCAGGGCGACCCGTACCGCCCATACGACGATTAGCACGACCTACAGCAGCCTCTACCTCAGCAGATGCACGTTCAGCTTGTCTGACCCACTGAGTAAAGTTATTGCCAGAGCCACGAGTATTAAATGCATTAGTCAGGCTTTGGTTAATCTGTTTAGAAGCTGACTGAGTATTTTTAACAACACGGTTCAGTTCTCGTTGAAAATTCTGAGCGCCCTTCCCTTTCAGGTTGAATGCACCAGCGAATGTACGTTCAATTCTCTTTGAAGCCTGAAGAACTTTGTTCTCAAGGTTTTGAAGGTTCTTCAGGAACTGTGGGGAGTTAAGCAGCAGGTCAATGCTGAACTGCTCAATAGTTTGCTTATCACCAGCCATTGTGATGATCCTTATAATAATGCGTGTGTGTACGGGGGGATTTACCGAGAAGCGTTATTAGCAGCTTCCATTTGCTGGAACTGGTGATGATTCTGGAAGTTTTTAATTGATGAGCGGAAGGTCACAAAGTTATGAAGCTGGCAGAGGTCATTGAAAGTCATCTCGTAGAGATTCTGAAGCGATTCCCTGCAATGTTCGTTGCCGTAGATATTGAGGATAAATAGATCAACCTGTTCTATCTGGTCATGCATATTCTCGAACGCTTCAAGAGCTGGTCGAATAGCTTCTGACTGTTCCTTACCCGATTTACCCCAATGGAGATTTATACTGGGGTCTTTGTAGCCAGTAATGTTGAGGCGAAAAAACTTCCAAAATTAGCCTCTATTGCGAATGCCAGAAAATCTACAAACATTCCGTAGTTACCCGCGAAGAATTTATCAGCGTTAAGAGGCATATCTTCAAATGAGGTTTGGGCGCAATTAACAGTGGCACCTTCAAAAAGAACTGTTGCGACTTCGAAGAAATCAATCTTATCGCTTACACCCATTAATGCAGATACGAGATTAGTTTGTTCTGTTGCAAACAAGCCACCAGCTACACCGATCAGTTTGGTTGCAAGAGCTACGCCTTTTTTACCTGGTACAAGTTGAATATTTAAAACAACCTCGTCACCGTTTTTGTCTTTGAATTCTTTCTTGGCAGTGTTGTTGAACATTAATGTGTACCTGTTTTTGAAATGATTGTGGCAATAGGGTTAAAGGAAGCACGTTGATCATCATCACTGGTCTGAGTGACTTTAGATTTAGCGGTTTTTCGGGCTTCTCGTAGAATCCGATCCGCTTCAACGAGCTGTTCATTGCATTTAGCTAATTCTTTTGAAGCAGTGATCTTATTGGTAGCGCTTGGCGAAGTTGTCACGCCGAATTCTGAGAGAATGTTCATATCACCAACGATTACAGCACGTAAGAACTTACGGTTCATCTCAAGATCGTTTAGCTGAAGAATCTCCTGTGTAGCGCGGGTCAGCGCATTTTTAGAGCCTTTTCTGCGCCCCGTAGGGTTACCCGATTGTCCTGGTTTAAATTTGCTCATTATCTGTGGCCTTGTTAGCAAAGAGAGATATTGGTAAGAGAGTTAGTCACGCGGGCAAGATCATTGTTAAGATAAGAGTGGTCGATCCCCTTAATCTTGAAACTCACATGACTACCTTCACGAGGTTTTATGAGTGAAATATTCCTACGTCTTACAATTGCAAGCTGACGGTATTCACTGTCTGTAGGAATGTTGTCTTGGTTATCATCTCTGCGGATACGTTTAACCTTCACCACTTCTGGCAAAGGTTGATTATGTAATCCTAAAATGAATTCTGTGAGGGATAGGTCAGGATTTTCATCCAGAGCTGATTTCCATAATGCAGAGAACTTGAGATCTTTAAACATTCATCCCCTTTAGATAGTTTTGGCAGTTTTGAACAGGTCAGCCATCTTGATAATCTGATCCATACGGGAAACATAATGCTTATGGAATTTTTCAATATCTGACTTAGCAGAATCATACGATTGCTGTTTTGCCTGAACTGTTGATTGAGCACTTTGCTCAATAGCTTTGACCATATGTCTTTTGACTTCTTCAAGATTTGTCAAATTAGGGTCGAGGTAAACGAGAGTAGTCGTATTTGTTCCAGCACCTGTAGGGGTCACAGTAATCTTGACGAGCTGCAAGCCCTTCTCAGCAAACTCAGCAGTCTTTTCAGCGAGAACCTGAGCAGACATTACCGTTTCTTTGATAACTCCAGGAATAACAGGAAGCTGACCAGCAGAAATCATACTGTCCACTTTTAACAGAGAGCTGTTATTTACCTGAGAAAGAGCATCATCTAAACGATCACGAGCATTTTCAGCACGCGCAGACAGGTCACGGATAATGCGGATAGCTCGCGTTTGTAGCTTTGCTTCCTGCTCAAGGGGAGAATCAGCCAGGTCTGTTGGATGAGGGAGCTGAAATTCTAAAGGAAGTGTTGTAAGGCGTTCTTTTACTGAAGTCATTATATATATCTCACTATATGGCAGTTTAAGGGGGTTATGTTTAATTGGCGGAACAGATCTGTTGAGCCAGTCTTAGAATTTGTACACGAGCATCTTCAAAAATATTCACAGCATTGTGTCTCGCCTGTACTTTTGAACCTGTTCTTTTTAACTCGAACTCATAGATCGTTCTGACTAATCTCTCAGGCTCATTGATACATTTCAGGAGTACGTTACCTGGGAAATTACCGATATCTAAACCGATTTCAGATATTTTTGTTTTGTTCATTTGTTATACCGATAAAAAAGGCCAGTGCAGCAGCAATAAGCCACAGGCACCAGCCTTGATTGTGATGAATATCTTTGAGAAGCCAACTCTTAGTTGACTGCCCACCTGAACGGAGAGTTCCAGGATTTGCCCCTGTACTGCCACATACAGAAAGTTGAGGCGAAGTTTGAGGCGGGAGACTTTTCAAAGATATTCTTAGAAGGGAGATTTGCTCAGAGAAAGGCACTGTAAAAGTACCGATCCCAATCAGGATGAAAGATGAACGAACCTTTCTCTGAGCAAAACTGATTAGTGATGCACTCTCTCACAAGAGTGATCACGTTAACACGGTGCAAGGTGTTAACACTTCTACATCCAGGTAATGTATAATGACAAAGTTATACATCACTAATCAGTTTCTTGAAAAGACAGGGAGAGTTTAACTCCCTGAACTTTGTGCTACCTGATGTATTCAGAGAGGGTAAAGTCATCCCCGATAGAAACTCTACCCCTCAATTACTAATCTACACTATCTACAGATATTGTCAAGAGTTTTATCTGTTATTGTCTGTTTTTAATTAAGACTTGTTCTTGACGCGATAAGTCAACTTATCTCTAAGGCTACCGGAGTCAATCAAGGGTAAACCACTGCCCTTTGACTTGATAGTTGAAGGTGCATTAGATGGGATAAGAGAGGTATCGCCAAAACTGGCTTTAAGTCGCTTCTGGAGGTCTTCACCGAAATCATGAAGAATCTGCTCAGGACTTGTTGCGAGGTTTCGAGAAACGGATTGTCTGATCTTCTGCCTAATATCGGTACGCTGGGCACTAAGAGTCATTTCAAAGAGTCGTCTGTGTACAAGTCCATTCTTGGATTTGACGCCATATACTTCCTGTAAGAACATAAGAGCGGGGTAACTCATATGTGAATCAGGGTGAGTGCCTTGATCATTAAAATATCCCACAGATACGGATTTATTCTGAAGCTGGCGCACTGATGACAGAAGGCGTTTCCGTGCTGGTAGTATTGTTCGCGTCACCATTAATCGCCTCTGACTCTTTTAGTATGTTTGCTGGGTGTCCTGCCAGACAAATGTAGATACTGAAACATATAACATACGTCATCAAAACGGCTTCGAAGATGTGTTGTGCCATTAATAGCTTCCCTGTGATGGTAGTTTTGATTCCAGCTGCGTGATCTGGTTCCTTAACGCTTCAGGGACTGCTTCATAACTGAGAGTGTTGATCAGCTGTCTGACCTGGAGGTATGAGGGTTTATTAGAGAGGGAACGAGGGTTCTCAAGAATGGAACGTTCGTTGTTTTGATAGACTTCTGCCTCTGCATACAGGAGCGCGAGATCTTTCAGCGTGATAGCATCAGAATACCTGCCCTCATATCTTGCCTTCAGGGTAGCTTCCTCAGCCTCACGCATGGTCATCAGAGTTGGTTTACGTAGTTCTGCCATCGCCAAACCTACTTTAGTAACTCTTTCAGAATAGCCGCGTTAAGAGCAACACGTTGTTCCTGCGGTGACATTGACAACCACTCAGCGGAAAGTTGGCGTGGTGTTTTATAGGTATTCTTGGATAGCTTCTGGCCCCTCTTTTGAGCCTCATCTGACATCGCTTTCTGAAGGTACTGAGCACGTTCCTGTTCAGAAGCACGAGCATAAGCTGACAACTTCACATTTTTAGTAGTCACGGTAGCTTGAGGTCGGATAACTGGAGCGGTGATAGCAGCTTGTGTGATCTGCTTTTGATGCGCTGCCTTAAACTGGCGAAGTTGTTCTAACTCAGCACGTGTGCCTTTCTTGGCTGTTGCATTGGGTGTTGACATTGTGTGTGACCTTAATGAAAAGATGATTATTTGAGGAGATGAAAGAATTTTCTCTCCGACCTGTTGACATAGTATACTATTTATGCTCACAAGTCAATATAAAGTCTATAGGTATCTATAGACTTATACTGAGATACTCACTGTTCTTTCATCTGAGAGAAAGAGGGTGAGTTAGCTTTACTCTTGATGTGCTTCTCGATATGTATTGCCATATATGTCACGTCATATTGTTTGTCAGGGTGAAGAAGTACAGCGTCCTGACCGTACATCACAATTGAGGCTCTGTCAGCAGCATCTACAGCGTCCTTTTCCCATGTATATCTCCCGATATGAATACTGACCTTACCCTGTCTTATATCTACGCTGTAGGGCTTCTTGGCCTTTTTATTCAAGGTGACTGTGGCTTGTTTACCAGTAGCTTTAACCTGAGTGTTAGCCTTAGCTGGCAGGAGTTTTGATGGTGTATTATGTGTGAAAAATGCCATTTTGGAGTTTCCTTAAAAGTATAGGGATCTATCTTTTTTTTTTCACAGAACTAACAGAGGTCTGCTTATAACTATCTTAATGATTAATAAGAAAATATCTGGGTAGTTTCAGGGTTCAGCATTTTGTAAGTTGGATGTCTATGTGTAAGCACCTACAGATGCTGAAAACAGAACCTTAGCAAAATCCCAAAATATCTCTATCAAGTTGAATATAAAGGAATTTTAACAGTACCCTCATGCCATTGAGACCCTTTCAGAAATCTGTTCAGACAACTGTGCATTATCTTAGAGTATTGAAAGACTACCTTATCAGTTCTTCATGACAGTTAATGTGAAGATACGCCTAAAACTCTCTGTATGCGATTCTAAGCAATTATCTATGTTCAACCATACCATCATAGCCAATCAGGAGAAGTCTTCTTAGAATCGTTCAGAGAGGCTTGCAGGTAGTGTATCGTAAGACTTATGTGGAGACTTATGCTCAGTTTAGCTGTAAGCACCTAACACTGTTTTAATGTGTTGTCAAAGAAATTAATTTTCAGATGTCTGAATAGCAAAGTCTATTAAACGGTCGTTATAGTAGACACCAATAGAGATACCACGTAGACTTATCACTATTGAAGTTAACGAGAGTCCACAACATGAAATACTTTTACTTACGCGTATCAACTCTGGATCAGACCACTGATAACCAGCACATTGACCTTGAGAAGAAATACGGTAAGGCAGATCAGATGTTCATTGATCATGGTGTCAGCGGCACTAAGAAGGCAACTGAACGACCAGCCTTCAAACAGATGCTCAGCGTGATTCAGCCTGGTGATAGTATCCATCTTGTTGGTGTAGATAGGATTGGTCGTAATACAATTGATATCCTGAGCACGGTTGAACTCTTGATTGCCGCTGGCGTTAACGTTGTTTCTGCACGTGAGGGTGTGGACTTCTCAACCACTATTGGCAAGATGGTACTTGGCGTTATTGCTTCCTGCGCTGAACTGGAAAGGAACCTGATTTCAGATCGTACTAAGGCAGGTCTGGAACGAGCTAAGGCTGAAGGGCGTACTGGAGGGAAGCGTGTGACTGATAAAGGGACACTGGCAAGAAAGATGCTTCATGATGGTCACACTGTAGCTGAGGTGATGACTGAAACTGGTCTGTCACGAGCTATGGTATATAGACTCAAAGCAGAATCTGTACAGAATGCTGTATGATAAGCTCAGAATCCTTCACAGGAATCATTCTAAGAGATTTTATCAGTATAGCCTGTATGAATGGGTTACCTGTGCTTAGAACTCGTTACAGGCGCTTTGGTTTCTCTTTAATAAGAGTATATGAGATCCACAGAGCAAACCCTGTATAAACAACCAGAACAGTCATAGCTGAACCATATGCTGTGTGGTGACTCCCTCTGTACCAGAATCCTGAATCATCACCGTATAGTAAAAATGCCGCTATACCGTAGGGTATCCATGTAATGAAAAGGAAACTCTTCAGAAACGCTATGATATTGGTCACATATGGATTGTTCTTGATACTCAACGTAACTTACTCATGGTTAGATAAAACGTCTCAGAATGCTTTGTACAGCTTCTAAAAGGTTATCTTAACCGATAGATGAAGTCATGACAGCCCCATATGTGATGGGCTGGCTTTTTATCTGAACAGTATCCCTCAAAACTCATTAATCCCTCTGTGACCACTCTGATCAGATCTCTCTATACTCTACTCGTGTTTTTAGGTTAAAAAATGTACAACCCCATCTGAACAGATCTCTTCATACTCTACTGGCATATATTGCTCATTATTTAACCACAACTCTAAACAATATCTTGAAATTTCTATCAAGAATAGTTAGAGTGTACTCCAAGTTGATGAACAGTTATCTGTGCGTGTGGCCTGAGCATTTTAGGTAAGGCCGACCCCTGTCCATCATCTGATAAATTAACATACTGATAACATTTATGCAACACAGCGCATATTAAGGGTGTTTTATGCATAAAAAATGCATAGATATGCATAGGTGGGTAACCCACAGATAGCGCTCATCATACACTTACCAGTTATGCTACACAAATTACAATTATATTATCAACAGGTTAGGTTAATTATGACTCTCATTAGATCTGTATAGATTCTATCACGATGAATTAAAGCTCTGATGCAAATTGACTGATAAGGTACTGTTTACATGTTCTGTTGTCTTATCTGTTCAGATAGCGAGACCTGGTGTCGAGCCTCTACCCTCAAGCGCTATGATGAAAAAGCGCCCTTCTTACAATAATGTTTAGACAGGCTTGTCTTCCTTCGTCCTGACTGACGCCAGCTTACGCATAAGAAGATACGTTGAATCAACTGTGACCAAGAAAGGTCAACAGGCTACCTGAACAATACAGGTAAACATGTGACAGTGAACTTCACAGATCTCTCTATACTCTACTCGTGTTTTTAGATTAAAAAACGTACAAACAAGATTAACCACTATATTGAGTAATCTTGATAGAATACGTTACCTATACTCTACTCGTGTTTTTAGCTCAAATAATGAACAGCCATATAACTAACAAAAGGGTATGACCAGTTAAGATCACACCCTCTATTCTACTCGTGTTTTTAGGTCGCTTTTCATACAACCCAATCAGAACACTTCAATCACATACGGGTCTAATTCAGATTCAATCTGGTCAATAGTCAGGTCAACCTTCGTCAAACCATATGCTTGCCACACAGCTATGATGTGGTTCACCTTTTGGATCAGTTTACGAGCATGTTTAACATCAATATCTTTCCAACCCCTGAGACGACGCTTGATGTTCAGCCAGTTTGACAGGTCTTCAGCGTTCAGCGTGGTCTTAGATTTCAGAATCATAAAAATCATATTTGCACTGAAGTGTGTGTTATCAGATTCTGTCAGTGGGCTTCGACACAACCCCATGAAAAGATCCTGTTCTGCTGCTGGCATAGCCTCAAGAGTGCCATAACTGTTAAATGTACCGTAAAGCATGTTGTTCATTGTTTTACCTCTGCTCATGGCAGGTGTGGCACGGTGTGGAGCGAATTCACAGACAACCTCTGCAACAGCATTCATGACATCACTGTGAGTTGGTGCGTTAAAGGCTTCAGGAAGGCCGTGGAGGATGTTCTGTTCTGCGGGAGTATGCTGAGTAGCTAAGCGGTCTGGATGTGGTTCAGATTGATGCTGGCTGACATAACGTGAATAGCGCAGTAGTTCAGATAGTTCTAAGTCTTTCATTCATAAGAAGTCCTTTGCAGGGAACCCGTAGATATCCCTGCTATCAATTATTATTTTGTTTTAAGGAAAGGATTAAGCAGCTTTGGGAGGAGTCATCATTTCGATGATTGCTGCATCGTTGTGACCTTTTAGAATCAGGTTAGATACGAGTTCTTCAATGTGACTGAGTTCTCTTAGATCAGCATCAGAGGCATTACGGGAGCCTGCGATCTCTTTCACAAGCTTGTTAAAACGCTTCTTAGCCTTACCCGCTGCAATCATGTCGAACTGACCGCCAGTAAGTAGTGCAGCCTTACCAGCAGCCTGAGCAACAGCTTTTGACATACTCTCAAGGGCGTCTCTCATACCTTTATGAGCGATACACTTTTCAAACACACGGTTGACTGTACGGAAGTATTTTCTGACCTCTGTACCCTCTGTGGTACGTGTGAGCATTGCCAGATCCTGAGCGTCTTCAATACGGAGGAAGACATCACGCTGTTTACCAATAGCGATACGCTTCTTTTTATCGTCCGGCAAATTTGCCGCACGGAGATCTTCATAGCTAATGAGCTTCTGACGACCAGATCCAGTGAAAACTTCCAGGTAGCTGGATTCTTCGTCCACGATAAATGGTTTAATCACCTTACGAAGCCATTCACTGAAATCACCGTAAGGCTTACCAAGGGCTTCGTGTAACGCTTTGGCTGAGACGTAGCAGTTATCATCACCATTCATCAGCAGGTCATATTTGAGACGGCTGCTATTGATAATCTGAAGTTCAGCATTGGTTATTTTTGCTTGAATCGTAAGATGATTTTCTAACTTAGGTAGGTGTGCAATAGTCAGAGAAAAGGAAGGTGTGATTTGTTTTTTAGTCATTCATAAGTAAAACCTCAAAAGTAAAATTGGCAGGATTGCCAAGTTATCAGGGTGTATTAGCTTTATAGCGCCCATAAAAAAAACCCCAATAGATAACAGCCATTGAAATATACCTCTTAAAATTGTCGTGCCTTAAAGATCTCTATAAAGACCATTAAGGCACCAGGTTTAAAGCCCTGCATAACAGTTATCAAGCTGTTACTGACGGAGGTTACTTCTTATGAATGTTATCTAATGGGGTTCATCAGAAGGGTATGAGAATCTATGTCTTCGTGTGTTATAGCACAAGCTTGCAGGGTGATGGTCAGCAAGTGAAGTATGTCTTTCTCAACTCATACTTAACTCTACACCTACAAAGACACATTGTCAACAAGAATCTTCTTAATTCTACAGATATAAGTCAAAATAAACCTGTACATATCTGTAGAATATTGTTGACAACAACTCTATTTCATGGCAATCTATAAGAGTAGGCAAACTCTTTCCTACACCTCACTATCTCAGCGTCAGAATTCTAAAAACACTTTGCAAAGACTTCACAGCTTCTGGCGCTGTACCTATGTATCCCTATGTTCTGCCACGAGACTCTTATAATGACTAATTCTAAATTCATCACCATTTTTGATACGGATTTTGACCTAACACTTATCGACGATTGCAACGCATTTGTAGATAACCTTGAGGAAATAGGCAAGATTCGTACTTGGCAACTCTATGACCTTATCGCCACTACTGAACAGGTTCACGGTAACGCTGACGATTACCAGCAGTTCCTAAAAGATATTGCTGAGCAGTTTGGACAGGTTATCAACGTGGAACGTGAGCTGTGTATGGATGATGCAGCCGCAAAGACCATACTCTCACAGTACAGCAAAAACATTGATCAGTATTTTCGTACTAATGGTGGTCAGGCTTTTATCACTCCTGTTGAAACAACTCAGGCTGTTTGTGATCAGATTGAATTCTTTACTCTTGAGAATTTTGGCTCTGGAGTGAATTCTATTCCTTGTAAACATGTCCCTGTACAGCAAATCAACACAGCGGGTGAGTAATGACACAAGAAGCAATTGGTATTTTCTTCTTTGCGCTTACATGGGCGGCTGTCTGCTCTGGTTCTCCTAACCATACTAACTAAACAAACAATGGTGACATCGGACGCGTTACTGTAACCAACACCTGAACAGAAGGCTGACCCGAAAGGGTTGGCCTTTTTTATGTCTTTAATCTACACAGCACATATTGATCAAACTCTACACACATAACAATTGCACAACTCTACACAACCAGGATAGAGTTCACCTCAACAACCAACACACTAAACTTAGAGTTAACGAGATGAATAAATTCTTTATCCTTAACACAATGCAAAAATCAATTGCCTCACAAGGATCTGGCTGTTGGGTTCTTAATGCTTCTCACAGACATGCTCAAGTCAAGCGTACACGCGCTATCAGCTTCATCTTCAAGACTTCAAGTGGCTATCTGGTGACTCGTACAGGATCTAATCACAAGACGTTCATGGCTGCTCTTGCGTCTCTTCTCGTTGAGTTTATCAGCGCTATACGCGTTCTGATCACATCAATGCTGTTCGATGACTCTTCTCAGGATATAGAGAGGGTCTTTCATAGGGCGTTTACAGATGGGCTTTATGATGGATCTCAAGCCAGAATTAAATGATGAACAGTTTAAAAAATATGTAAACAGAAAACTCTTCATAGAAATCTTAGTTTTTATTGTGCTCATTGTTCTTTTCTATTTGATATTTTAAGGAAATATTATGAAAAAATCTTTACGCAGTACCCTGTTGATATCATCACTTCTTACCTTTGGTTCAATTTCATTTGCTGACAATGCTCATGCTTCTGACGGCTATGTTGACTCTCAGCCTAATTTTGAGCGGGTGGCTTGCACAAAGATGTCATACGGCGCTGGGAATAGAGCTATACCCCTGCCCCGCTCAATCACCGCTAAGCGTGTGAATGGTGGCAATATGGTGGACGTGAGCTACCAGGGACAGACTATCAGGGTGATTAACTTCCAGACCTATCCAGGCTTAGAAGAAACTGTGAGGGGAGTAGCTTTTGATGACTCTTACATGTATCAGTTTTATTCGAATCGCGCAGGTGAATCTGATGATTCAGTCCACATGGTTGTAACTGGAAGATCAGGATCACCCTTGCTGCTGGATTTCTTCGGTTATGGCTGCAAGTTCAAAGACTGAGTGACAGACTGAAAACTATAATCTGGATGAACATTACACAGGCTGATTCTCGAAAGAGTTTCGGCCTTTGTTGTCTTGATAGTTGGACAAGGCATCTGTAGGCTTATGTTAAAGTGGATATCACACAGGACATAACTATGAAATACTTTTACAAATCCTCTGTAGAACAAGGTGCTTTAGATCAACAAGCTTTTACTGGAGTTTTACAACAAGGTCAGCTTGAAGGTTCGTTTATCATCAGTGAGTCTGTTGCTTCATCTATAGAACTGGTTTTTTTAATCTCGATAGGCACCAAGTTACCTCACTTGGCAGAATGTAATTTCCAGTTGTCTGACACACGTTTTATTACCGTTGACTCTAAAGGCATCATTCAAGCTATCAAGGATCGCCCTGTCTGGTATAAAACTGAAGATGAGATTAACAACCTCAGACTTCTGAACTCTTATGAGTTAGCAGATCTTAGCTTCTCAGATGCTATACAGAAGCTTTCTACAATGCGTTCAGAGGACGTAACAGCGTTACTGACAGGATTGCTACCACAACTCAATACAGTTCAACCTAAAGCTTCTGGTGAAGTCTCAGGGCATACTGATAAGAAGCCTCGTATTCAGAATCTGACCACTGAGCAGTTTGACCAGTTCTATAAACTCATGACAACAGCCGTGAAAGAGAAGAAGTTACCAAGTATGGGCTACTTTGTTGAACACGGTATAACTGACGCTGATCTCAAACGTGGGTTCCGCACATTCTACAAGATAGTCGCAGGACACAATATTAAGCCGGACAGGTTTACTCCTGCGGATTCTTATTTTAAAGAGATCAGCAAATGCCTGGACGCTATCAAAAGTGAAGGTGTAGATCGTTCGTACAATGCGATCTCATCACAGATCAGTAAACTTGATGCAGATTTACCGATTTCTGAGCTGACCTACAAGTTCAATGATTGGGACAGCAACTAA